GTCAACTGTATCTCGGTCAAGATTCCATTCCTTAAACCTAGTCATATCTCCAAAGTTGGGCACATCCGGAAAGCGTTTTACTAAACTTTCTGAAGGAAATTTTTCGATTTCGGAAAACCCAACCGGAGTCCAACCTAAGTCATGCCAAGCAACAGACGCTGCTTCAATCCCACTGCATACACTTAGGTAACGCATTAGTCGATAAGTCCCAGAGACTGAGCCTTCTTTACTGCACGGTTTCGAGCATCAGTACCGCTGACGTTCAACTTCCAATACATATTGTCAGCGTGAAACTGCACTGTTCTAAAAGAGATTCCCAGTGCCGCTCCGATCATCTTCGCTGTCCGACCCTTGGCCAGATGACCCAAAATCTCCAGTTCCCTTTCCGACAGTGGATACTGCATCTCGTCGGACTTTTTTTCGGATTCCATTCTCTTCTCCTTTGTACCTTCTCTGGTACATCGCAAAATTGCGACTTGCCTGTAGTTCATCTTTAAAGAACTCAAGGCTCATGCGGTTATCTTCTGTATTAACTACAAAGTACTTCCACGTTTTGTCTGTAAGTATCTGCACATACCAACACTCAAACGTATGCAACGTATCGTCCGTGTAAGTGCCAGATATATGCTCAATATGCCGACCATTTGGCGACACACAGTAGGCAAGTAACGCATGAATAATCAGTGGTTCATACACTACTGTAGAGAGCATAAATCATTCTATACCTGCATATCTGCGGTCGCAAGTGTCTTCGATGGCATGATGTACAATCCTATTTATGGGTGTTGTAAAGAAGTATCAAAATCCTAAAGGTGGATTGAACTCAGCCGGTCGTGCTCATTTCAAAAAAACCGAAGGATTAAACCTTAAGCCACCTGCTCCTAGTCCAAAGACTCCAAAGGATGCGGCTAGGCGTAAAAGTTTCTGTGCCAGAATGGAAGGCATGAAGCGGGTAAATACATCCGCTAAGACGGCTAAAGACCCAAATAGCCGTATCAATAAAAGCCTTCGAGCTTGGAACTGCTAATGCTAAAAAACATCAACCACCCACATATTTTTATGCGAGACCTACCGGATATCGAACGTCGTGAACATGGGTTGAAAAAAGCCCCTACTAAAGCACAGATGCAACAGATGGAAAAGAAGGAACACGGCCTTAAACATACACCGTCGATGGCTGAAATTATGCGCATTGAACGTAAGGAACACATTAAACCTAACGGTGATGTAATCATTGGTAAAGGTTACAAAGGAAGGGCAAAGTAATGCCAGGTGGTAAAAAAGATCTCTCTCCTGCACAACAGGCAATGAGTGATGCAAAGCACGTTGTTGAACATACTGTAGGTGAAAAAATAGCACACGGTGCAGCTCATGCCATGTCTAAAGCTGCTCCTATCGCAGCAAAAGCAATTGGTGGTGTAGCATCTAAAGTACTACCTGCTGTTGCTGGAGGTGTTCCAGGTGCATTAGTTGCAGCATTTAGCGGCAATACTGGACGTGGATTCCATCAACAGAATAAACCTGGTTACATTGACGGAATGCCTCCAGAAGATTTTGCAAAGCTTGAAAAAGCACAACGAGCTCGTACTGCTCCTGCAAAAAATTTAATGACTAAAAAGATGGTCACTGTCAAAAGCCCAGCATATTCTGGGCAAAGTACTATGGGTAAAGCCATGATGGCTAGTGCAAAGAAGAAGGTGTAAAGATGGCTAAAGTAATTAAATCAACGAAGACGATGTCCGACATGATGGGTGTTAAGAAGGCTCATCCTTCTGGATGCAAGTGCCCTATGTGCAAGAAGGGTAAGTGCTAACTATGGCAGTAGGACCAGGGTTGACATATCACGCATTTCTTCGCGGGCGTCAACCAAATCCACGTTTGGCTAGAGAATATAGTGATTTAGTTAAATCAAGGACTCCACGTCCTACTATGCCTCCATCCGGACGTACACCCGGAGATATGTCACCACCACGCGCATCAGGAGCACCATCTACAGGCGCGCCTACTCGACGATTTGGCTCAGGTAGTGGTTCCAGTACCGCAGGACGAGGGTCAGGTGTTCCTTGGGACGGCGGTGGAGACCACAGAGGTTTGGCAACAGGAACAACAGATCCTGTTCCACCATCTGGTGGTGGTAGTCGTGGTGGTGGCGGTGGACGAACAGGTGTTTCTCCAAGTGGTCGAGGTGGTAGTTTTGGTTCCGGAAGTGGATCAAGTGGATACACAGGTGTTGACCCAAGAACTAATCCGATGCCTCGTGGTGGTTCATTTACGTCAGGTAAAGGTGCTAGTGCCGCATCCAAGGGTGCAAGTGGATGGTCTAAGGCAGGTAAATTCGTAGGTAAAGCGGGAAGAGTTGTAGGTAAGGCAATCAACTCACCTATGGGGAAAATGGCTAAATTTGTTGGCGGTAAAGCTATTCTCCCTTTGGCTCTTGCTAAAGCGGCTGGCGATACATTTGGAGCATTTGAACCAGGTATTGATATGCTTCGTTACGGCCATAAGGCTCCATACAAAGATGGAGTTGGTGGACGTGATAATCGCGTAAACGACATGCTTGGTAATATCAGTCCTCTTGAGATGATCAAAGATGGAATGACACAAGAGGTGTTGTCGAACGCTACTGGTGGAGCATCTGCAAAATTTCTTAAGGCAGTGTTTCCATACCGTGAACGACCTAAGCCAGCACCTGCTGCTGCCGCAGCAACACCACGTACTCCATCTGCTCCTACACGACCATCAGCCCCTGCTCCTCAGCAACCGGGTTCAATTCCAGACATGGGTAGACAAGGTCGTGCACAGGGCAAAGCAATGCGTGACCCTGAGTCTTATCTAGGTTCTGCATTTGATGCTACGCTTCGTAAGGGCATTGACACAGGTCGCAACTATCTTCGTAGTCAGATGAATAAAGACGGACTTGATGCTGAAGACCAGTCTAAAATCATGGCTCGTTTTGACAGCAAGATTGCTAAAGACAAGGAACTCAGTAAGGATGCTAATAAAGGCGGCATTATTAATACAATTGCGGCCAAAGATGCTGGACGAGGTCAACGAACACTTGAAGCTTATCGTGGACAACGTGGTGAATATCGAGGGAATACATCCTACAAAGCCATGCAAGAAAAGTATGTCAAGTAATTTGCATAAACAGAAAATGGGGCTTCGGCCCCATTTTTTTATGCCTGTATACTTGTACGTATGAATTACATCCAAGAGGTCAATGGCAACTACATTGAACGAGATGGACGGGTATATCGTAAGACACCTCACGGTGAAGCTCTTGTCTGTAGTGCCTTGGTGGAGAAAGATGGCGCGAAGCGTAGATGTCGAGCGTTGGCTTTGGCTGGGCAAGAGTACTGCATGGCTCATGGTGGCGCACATCTACGAAAAGCGGAAACCCCCAAGTACTTAGCACACGTCTTTCAGGCTAATCGTAAACGTTTTAGTAAGGTCGGTAAGGAACTCCTTGAGAAAGTCGATTCTTACCGTGATGACCCAGACCTTTTCAGTCTTCGAGATGACACAGCGTATGTAACTGCTCTCCTTGACCAGCGAGCTGAAGCCGCTGCTGAAGGCGTAGGTATTGAGCAATACCGCAAGATTGAGTCAGCGTATAACCTTGCTAGGTCAAAACTAGGGTCACCTGACTTCATTGATGCCTTTGAGCAGATAGGTGATTTACTCAAAGAACGCCTCGATGAGTATGCTGCCAGTAAAGATGTACTTGACCTTATTAACCGACGTACTGACCTTGTAGAAGCCGAACAACGCATGATGCAAACAAAGGCCTATACACTAGAGGCTGATCAGGCGTTTATGTTGATAATGCAAATTGTAGAAGTAGTTAAGTCAAGTGTGCGTGATGCAGATGAGCTGACGGCTATAAAGTCTGGTATCAATAAACTACTGCGTCAACACAAACAAGATACAGAAGAAGATGTACAGGATGCGGTGATTGTAGAAGATGTCGAACAACCTCAAGCGAACAACACCTAAAGAATTTAGGCATCTGACCAGTGCAGATAAACCGTTGTCGGTTGCTCTTCTTGAAGCACTTGAAGAACAAATTGGGCAGGTTATCGAAACAGGTGATTACGACTCTGGTCGAGCATTTGCTATTGATGGAGCACAATTGGAATACAAACACTGGTTAAAAACGTTTGCTCCACACGCTACCTCTAGCGAACTCGGCGTTCATCACAAACGCGCATGGGACTGGGCAGAGAGTATCAAAGCTGGTGCACCACCACCTGCTCTTATTGAATGCTGGTTCCGTGGTGGCGGTAAAAGCACGACAATGGAACACATTGCGGCTCGCATTGCCGTCAAGGGTTCTCGTAGGTTCTTGCTTTACGTTTGCTCTACACAAGAAGCAGCCGACAGACACGTATCGGATATTGCACACACTATGGAGCGTTGCGGTATTGAAAGGGCACTTAACCGATATGGGTTCTCAAAAGGATGGAATGCTTCTAAGCTCAGAACGGCAAACGGGTTTAACGTTCTTGCGTTCGGTCTTGACACTGGTGCGCGCGGTGTCAAGCTTGATCACCTACGTCCTGATTTCATTATACTTGACGACATTGATGAGCTTGATGATAGCGTTAATCGCGTTGAAAAGAAGATAGCAACTATCACTCAAACGATTCTTCCAGCTAAGAGTACTGACTGTGCAATCGTGTTTGTCCAAAACAAAATCCACGCTAACAGTGTAATGGCACAGGTTCTTAGTGGAGAACTGGATATGCTACAAAACAGAATCCAGTCACCTATAGTTCCAGCAATTGAAGACTTACAGTACGAACCAATAGAACGTGAGGATGGTCGTGTAGGCTACAAGATTACTGGTGGCACTCCTACGTGGGCACACAAAAACATAGAAGTATGTCAACGTGAGATTGATGACTATGGCATTATCTCGTTCCTTCGTGAATGCCAACATGAAGTTGGTGTCGGAGGAATGTTCTTCCCAGACTTCAAGGAATACGACCTACAAGGCAAGCCTTGGCACGTAGTTGATAGCGTAGACGTTGCTCCTTGGTGGCGTATTTGGGCAAGCCATGACTTTGGTACAGGTGCACCAGCAGCAAGTCTCATCTACGCCAGTGACGAGAATGAGGATGTATACGTCATTGGTGAATGTTATGAGGCTGGACTTGTATCATCTCATCAAGCAATGAGGCTGCTTGAATCACTAGAAAAACGTGGGTGGGCTGCACCTGTCAAAAAGGGAACACGCGACGGACTGTGGCAAAGTCGCCTTGAGGCTATTGCATTTGACTACGCTAACACCTTTCCTCCGGAGAATGCGGAGCAGCGGGTAGGTGAATATCCAGTAGAAGTGTGGTGGAAACGAGGACTCCCAGCGGTACGTGCCGTAAAAGACCGTAAGGCTGGATGGCGTCGATTAAAGGAATGGCTTGTTGCAAGTCGTGTGAAAGAAGGGAATATAGTTCCGAGATTCCGCATAGTACGTGGAGCATGTCCAAATCTTATCCGTGAACTCAAAGGTGCTATGGCAAACCCAAAAGATCCAGAAGACCTTGATCCTGGAACTAAGAGTGACCACGCTCTGGATAGCCTTCGTTATGGTGTGATGTGGCGTGAGTATCCTGTGCAATGCCCACAAACTAATGCTAAATCGAATCGCCCACACTGGCTTGGTGGTAACGACGAGGACAAGTTCGTATGAGGCCCGGTGATATTATTCTGTATCTATTGTTGACAGGTATTCTCGTGTTTTTAGGATTAATAACATGGGAATTACGCTGGTGGCGAACAATGCATGACGAATTACAGGCGTTTATACGCAAGGACGACAGGTACTTGTAATGGCAATACCATTCCCAAAATTTGGTAAGAAGAAACCCACACTGACATCTGGAATGTACAACCGTTCTACAGCCGTACCTATGAATCCGCCCGGAATGGCCGAGATACAACAAAGCGTCATGGCTATGAAAGTACCAGATAACGAAGGCACTCGTGGGTCATTTGATTTTGGTGACTTGCGCCTTACTGATGAGGACGACCTTACTCTCGATCACGATAAGAATAAATGGGCAGTAGACCCTAAAGAACAACCAGAAGAAGCAACTAAAGTAGTCAACTACGTCAAGGAGCAATTTGATACAGCTTATCGTGCACGTCAAGAAATGGAACTTGAATGGGCACAAGCACTAGCCTTTTTCGAAGGTAGGCAATGGTTCCGTATTAATAGCCAGACTCGAAACCTTGTCCAATTACAGAATCCAGCAGAACCAAACCGCTATGTAACGGTCAATAAGATGCGACCCCTTATTGATGGTGTTGTAGGTAAGTTGACACAGGTTGCTCCAGACGCACGAGCTGTACCGTTGTCTCAAAACCCAAAAGACCAAGCAGCTGCGGATGAAGCAAACTTTATTGCTGGTCACTACACTCGTAAGTTCGACCGTGAAACACAAACAAAAGAACGTGTGCGCTGGGCTTGTATTACAGGTACATCCTTTGTAAAGGTTTACTGGAAAGCCAGTGCTGAGATTGTTGTTCCAAAGATGAGCATGGATGATGGCTCTGTCAATGGTTATGAATCTCTACCGCTGGGAGATGTTGAAGAGGAAATTGTCCCATGCTTCAACATGATGATTGACCCAACGGCACAACGTGATACTGATGTTCGTTGGATGATTCATGCCAGTATCAAACCTCTCTCCTGGTTCATTGACAACTACGGAGAGGCGGGTAAGGCTGTATCACCGGATGCTATTGCGGGCCAGAATGCTGGTTACGTAGACGCATATCTAGAAGGTGCTAACGGATCCGGTAATGGTTGGGTGCAACCATCAAGTGCTAGGCTAAATAACATCGACAGCCGAAAGCATTGTGCTATTGTTTATGAATATTGGGAAAAGCCAACGGCTCAGTATGAGAATGGTCGATACATCGTAAGTACTAACCGAGCTCTCTTGTACGCTGGTGATTGGCCATACAAGAAGAAGGATGACTTTCCGTTCATCCCTCTACGTTGGCAACCACGAAGTGGAACACCATATGGTCACAGTCTTTGCTTCGACCTATGTCCACTACAGCAGACCTACAACCGCATCTATAGCCGTTGGTTGGAACAGTTTGAAACCAACAAAGACTACTTGATGATTGAACGTCTGTCTCGAGTAGGAGCAGATGCGTTTGATAAGGCCGGCGACGACCTCGATGATAACAGCCGTATCTACCGTAAGGTTTACTACGACCGTGGTGCACACCCACCACAAATCATGCGCGCTCCCGGTATTTCACAGGATTTGATTCCATTTATGCAATCCCTTGAGAAAGACATGGCAGACATTGCTGGTCTTCACGATGTGAGTCAAGGGCAAGCACCGGCTGGAACTCCTGCTGAGGCAGTTACGTTACTGCAACGTGCTGATAACACACAGCATAGTTACATTAGGGCTGACATTGAAATATCCATTAGTAAAATCAAGGAATGGGAAATTGCACTGGTTGATCAGTATGCGGTTACCCCATTCATTGGTTCTGTTGATGACCAGATTAACCCACGTAACGAAATCCATCAGGGTGTAATTACCTTTGACCAGATTCGTAACGGAGGTAAGTTCCGTGTTATCTATGTTCCGGGAAGTTCTATGATGGACACTCCTGAGCAGAAACTACAGAAGATTCTATTGCTTCGACAGATGGGTCTGTTTGGTGACCCGACCGACGCAGATACAAATGCATTGGCTGTACGTATGCTTCAGTTGCCAGAAACATCGGACATTCTAGATAACCTGCAAATGACAAAGCAGAAGCAAGAACAGATGCAACAACAAGCAATAGCAATGAAGCAACAGGAACTTCAAGCACAAGTCGCAGCTAAACAGGAACAGTTTAATCCTGAAGCTGAACAAGCACGAGCACAGATTGATTTACAAAAGCAACTGGCATTACAAGAAGCCAAGACTCAATCTGATCTCATGAAAATACAAGCACAAACAGCAGCAGCCGGTGAGCAATACGCTCAAAAGCACGTTGCTGATATTGCTAAGAATGTGGTCTCTGGAACAGATCGCAACACACCACAGCCACAAAGTGGCAAATCATCAAAAAGTGGTGTGCTAAAATAAAGGAGAACTCTTTAATGCCTGAAGAGATGGTGACACGAACCACTGATTCACCAGCAGTGGATTCTGGCGATAATGGGTTAGGTAACGCAGTAACAGACTTTATTCGGGAAAACGCCGGTCCCGATGATAACTCGCAATGGGCGACAAGCGAGCAAGCAGGTCAAGATGCGGAATATGGTGGTTATGATTCTTCGGAACCTGACTACACGAATGTTGTAGATGACATTCTTGGAGTTGATTCCGGGTTTAACAACCAATATCAGGCGGAGCCTACATCTCCACAACCTGTTCCATATGAGCGCTTTCGTGAAGTAAACGAACGTGCTCGAACGGCTGACGAACTGGAATCAAAACTCAACCGTTGGGGTCGAGTAATTGAACAGTTTGAGCAACAAGGATATCAATCAGCGGAAGACATTGATAGGGTTATGCAGCAGCAAGAGCAGCATGCATACGAGAATCAAATCCGCCAACGGTATCAGCAATTAGCCGATTCGCAGATTATTGATCCAGCTGTCGCTCAAATGCAGCAAGAGGCAGAGATTGCCAAATACCGCTACGAGCAACAGATGTCTCAAGTACAGGGATATATGTTGATGCAGCAACGTGATGTTGCAGTACAGCAATATCCACTGGCACAACGTGCACCTGGTTTAGTAGACAACTTGATTCAAGCGGGTTTTGACCCAATGGAAGCAGCTCAAGCTGTACACGAACAGGTTCGCACAATCGCACAGTCTCTGGCCCCCGAAATTGCAAGTCGTATGAATCAGACTAAACGTGCTCCACAACCAATGGGTAATGGTCAAGCCGCAAGGATGGCTCCAACCGGAGGTGGCAATGGGCAACAGCGTACAAGTCTCGGTTCGCTGCTAGGCATTACTCGAGGCCGTGGAACTCTATAAGGAATAGAAACAAATGGCAATCGCATCCGGTGCAGTCCTGCTTGATACACAGGCTCTCACTCTTGCCGATCAGGCAATCATCTCTAACGACCCATTGGTCAAGGAAATTACAAAAGCCCTCCATAAAACATGGAATGCTCTCAAGGATATCCCTCTGACCACGTCGCCATCGCTTCGTCAGGTTGGTGTTCGGTTTACGAACCAGAGTGGTTCTCTTCCGACAATCAACTGGGCAACGGTCAACGAGGAACCAACGGTTTCCAAGGGTAAGCCAAAGCAGTACGAAGAATCTATGTATCTTGTACGTAACAAGATTCAGGTAGACCACGTTCTTCTTGATCAGCCAAACAACATTGTTGACCCAATCGAAGCACAGGTTCAGATTTTCATGGAAGCATTTGCTTATGATTTTAATACGAAATTCATAAACAATGACCCGACGTCCGCGTCAGGTGATGCCGATTGTTTCCCTGGTCTTCGTTATCGCTTGAGCAACGCTGATCAGTTTGACATTCCTGCTGAAATGTCGGTCAACGCTGCTGGTACTGACCTTACGACAGCAACGTCTGCTTCCACACTTGCCAACAACTTGATGCTGTATATTCAGCAATTGCTTGACAATATGAACAGTCCAGACGGTGATGGAATCACTCTGTACGTTTCAGAACTTATGAAGCGTCGTATTGAGTGGGCTATCAGGAACATGGGAATCGGCGCAGGTTTTGACATTAGCCGTGATTCGTTCGACCGTCCTGTTGAAAAGTACAAGGCTGCAACAATTCGCTCTGTTGGTCGTAAGGCTGATGGTGTGACCCATGTACTTGGAAATGAAACTGCAGCTGGTGTAGAGACGGCAAGTGCTACTGGCCTTCAGTCAATCTATGCTGTTCGTTACGGTAGTGGATACTGTACTGGATGGCAGAGTGGACCATTTAAGCCAACTTATCTTGGTCTTAGTAAGGAAAACGGCGTTCTGCACAACATCGTTTTCGATTGGGGCGTAGGTATGTGGGTTCCACACGTACGTGCTATCGGCCGTGTATACAACATCAAGGTCGCGTAAGGAAGGTTTATTATGGCAAGAGATTTTCTTCTCAATTTTATAACGGCTACAAAGTCAAAAACTGGTGTAGCAGCAACCACTACTATTGGTGGTTCAACAACACTAGGTAACGCTGACCAAGCACTTAACATCACTCCTTGGACAATGACTCGTGATACGGGTCTGTTTATGAAAGTGATGATTAACGTAACAGCTGCTCCTGCCGCTGCTGCTGGTGGAAGTGTCCAATTTCAAGTAAGACTGCTTGCAGCCAAGACAATTGCTGGAACGTACACAACGGTTCATGCAACTCCAACGGACGCTACGTTCTTGAAGTCAACATTTACTACCGCTAATACAGTTGATGGTAAGTCAAGCTTTGAAGTTTACCTTCCACTTACTGTTCCTTGTGGCGTTAATGGTTCAACCGATGACGTATATAACTGGTTCAAGGTTGAGGTGCAGGACTTCCAGTCGGCATCACCAGCTGTAACATCGGTTTCTGCCACGTACACCGCTCACGTTGTACAGGGCAAGGATGGTTCGTACTCCTAATGACTAGAGGTGAGATCAAACGGCGTATCCGTCTTTTGGGGCGGCACTACTTTGGTTCTGATTCAGACCAAGACCCGTTTGGTCTTGACCTCCTCATTATTGAGGTTGCTAATCAGATTGCTAGGGCAACTGACTGCTTTACAGGCAGAAGGTATCTTGACCTAGTTGCTGATACTTCTGAGTATTGTGCTCCCGATATC